CCCGTTCCCAGTTCCTTGACCTTCGCGTCGAATGGTACCCAGTCAGTGCCGTGCTTCCATCCGTGCTCGGCGTGCTTCTTCTCGATCACGTCAGCAAAATGCTCAAGGCCAACGCCGCTAGCAGCGTAATGATCGAGAACAACAAGCTGTGCCCCCACCACTTGATAAAACCAGATCGCAGTGTCGTCCTTAACCCCGAGGTCCCAGGCTCGGTGGACTGGCCGGTCGGCGATCGCGACAGCATCCTCCGTAATGCGGCCCTCGCTTCGCACAGCCGCCATCTCGTGCGCATAGATCGCTCCCAAAATGGCCGCGTTGAAACTGCACATCAGTTCCTGATCGTAAAGCGCCCTCCCCATATCGGCACCGTATAGCGCGATGTATTCTCTTAGGCTTTCGGCAAGAGTTTCTGTGCTGATGGCCCCGGTATCAGTGGCTGTGAGCCGCTCGTAGAACCATCCGGGCTGGGCAGCGGCGTAATTGGCCAACTGAAATGCATGATTGCGTCCGCGGGGAGTAGTGATCCAGCACGTCCACCCGTTGTTTTCTTCGACCATCGGCCTGAAAAACCCCCACGCGGATGGGTTCGCCAGTGCGTACTCACTGAAGACGAGACCAGCTGGCGATGCGCCGACCGCGGTTGAATAACTATCACTTCCGATGCATTGCCAGGTCGAACCGTTAACGAACCGGATGAACATTTCGTTGTCGTTGGTATTAGCTCGGATTTCGGGCGGGAAAGCTTCATCGATGCGTCTCTTGCCTGTGTGCGGGTTAACCGCGGTCCATATGGCTTTGCGGCATTGGGCGTATTCGGGGAGGCAATGCCAGTAGGATGCGACCCGGTCCATTGCCGAGCGGGCGGTCCAGTTCAGCAACACCTCGTCCTTGCCGGCCCTGCGGTGCCAGACCGCGAAGGCGCGCTTGCCACCCTTAGCGAGGTAGTTCCATAGCGGCAGTTGATGCGGGCGGGCTTCCCAGCCATCCGGGGGGATGTTGTAGTTGGTAAGCTCTCCCCTCACAGCTCGCCCTTGATTTTGCGGATTGTAACCTGGATGTCGCCGCTGTGGGTGTTGTCCTGCGATGGCTTGCCCCAGCCGCGGTCGAGCAGAGCGGTGGCGCAGTATGAGCGGGTGTTTTCGTTGGTGCCGTTGCGCATGAGGCCTGACAGTGTCTGCACGGCCTCGATCGTGTGTGCCCGCGCTAGTGAGCCCACGTCGATTGGAGGCTTTTTAGGTTTTGATCCCAATGGCTTAGTTTGGGGTTACCCCCTCCTCCAGTACCGTTACGCGATTATGTAGTTCTGCCAATACCTTATGGATGTCTGCTAAGGTTGTGGCGTGTTGTGCGGTGAGGGCGTTCAGGTCTGCGATCTGGTCACGGTGGATGATTAGTCTCACGCGAACGCTGTCGACGAGGCCGATTGTGTCTTTACGCGCGGTTGCGATGGCCTCGCGAGCGGCCGTCTCGATCTTAGGGTCGATCTTGCCGTAGGCCATAGGGTTCTCGGGACGTCAAAAGGCCCCGCGCGTGCAGGGCCTTAAGGTCACAGTTCAGCGGTCGCGCCGCGCTGGGGGTACAAAACACCCGGAACCGGGTTTGGTCAATAGGCGCCTGCTCTCCACTTCGGAATGATGGGGCGCTCCTTGTGCAGCAGCATGCATCGCAGGAGCAGTGCGGTGGCGATGGGGACGTCGATTTCCTGACGGACGTAGCGGCGGACCTGACGCTCGGAGATGCCGAGGAAGCGGGCGCTGCCCGCCTGGGTCATGCCCAGGCGGTGGATGGCGATCATGTATTGGTCGCCGGTCATGAGGCGGTCTTGCCAGGTCATACTGTCGCTTTTGCTTCGATGAAGAACTCTTCGCCAAACATATCCTTGGCGGTTTCGACAGCCCCTCTCCAGTCGTTCAGAGCATCCTTGGGAGATGCGCCCTTGCCGATGCAGTTGTTGCTGCGGGCGACGTACTGTCCGTTTTCGCGGGTGAACGTGATCGAGTAGTTGGGGGTCCGGATAATCACTTGCGCGCTCCTGTTGTTGACAAGAACACCCTACCCCTCCTGTGTGGGCGGTCAATATGTCCCCCCACATGACTGCTATGCGGGAGGACATAGTGTCCGCCTACCCCGCGATCTGCTCGACCTCGTCGGCGACCTTGTCGAACCGGTCCATCTCCGCTTTGACCTTGGTGCCCAGCTCCGTCAGGCGCTTGAGGCGGTCCTTGATGTCGCCGACGCAGGTGATGATCTGCTGCTCGAGGGCATCGATGCTGGTCCGGAGTTCCTGCAGCTGGATGACCCAGCCCTCGGCGACCTGGTCGACGCCGTCGAGGAGGAGGTCTTCGACCTTCGGTGGGGCGGCCTCCTTAGCCTTGATGTCCCGCACGACGGCGCGGAATTGAGGGCTAACGTCGAGGTCGGTGGCGTGGTGGATATTCATTGGTGCTCCTTTGTTGGGGGGACGCTCAATAGCAATGGTGCTCTCTCGCCAGATGGCTTCGCTCGGCATGAATGGTGCTCTCGAGTTCGTTGGCTTCGCTCTGACGTAATGGTCCTCTCAGATGCATTGGCTTCGCTCGCTTCGGATGGTGCTCTCTATCTTTTAGGCTTCGCTCAAACTGCGTGGTGCTCTCCACTGGGATGGCTTCGCTCCGCGTTACGGGTTCTCTCGGGCTTTCAGGCTTCGCTCGGGTTCAATGGTTCTCTCAACAGGATTGGCTTCGCTTAAGGCCTATGGTGCTCTCAATGAGCGGGGCTTCGCTCCGCTTGCCGGGTGCTCTCTGGAGGTATGGCTTCGCTCATCTCGCGTGGTGCTCTCGGAGGTCGGTGGCTTCGCTCAGGGCGTCTGGTGCTGCTCCTAGCAGATGGCTTCGCTCGGGGGTTTGGGTACTCTCACTTCCGCTGGCTTCGCTCCCGGAAAGTGGTTCTCTGCTGGCACTCGGCTTCGCTCAATAGAAATGGTGCTCTCTCACACTTTGGCTTCGCTCGGGACATTTGGTTCTCTCAACGTATTGGGCTTCGCTCGTTTCGGTTGGTGCTCTCATTGGCCGAGGCTTCGCTCGACAAGTTGGGTTCTCTCAAAACTCAAGGCTTCGCTCGACGCGATTGGTTCTCTCAAGCTCACTGGCTACTGCGACCAGCCGCGCGCACGCAGCGCAGCCGGTAGTCCCGGTATTTTGTCGGCGTTCGGGATCGCAATGAAATGCGCATGATCCAGATGCGCGATCGCATACGGTGCAGGCGGCAACTCGCCAAACTCAACGAACCACCACACACACTGCAGATGTGACAGGAACAGCTTCACCGTGAAGCGGCGCGCGCGGCCGTCAACCTGCGCCGGCGGCAACTTGCCACCGGTCAGATGCTTGTAGGCGTCCGTGGATTTGGAGAAGTTCTTCTCCGTCAGGATGCGCGCCGCGGTTTCGGCATTTGTGCCGGCGTCGTTCTTCGCAACTTCGTATTCCTTGCGCTTGCGGTAGATCGCACCGTAGACACACTCTTCCTGATTGCTGAATTTCATAAACGACTGCCCGACCTTCCAGCCGAGGGTCTTCAGGCTCGCGTTCCACGGACGCTTCTTGCCCTTCTCCCACTTCACCGAGGGATCGAACCCGGCATAGCGCCAGATGTGGCCCGCCGTGGGCGCCTGATGGATGTCGATATGCGCGAGGATGCCCGCCGCAATCACCGGCCCGATGCCGTAAATGGACTTCATCCAGGCACCAACCGGATGCGCGTCGCTGTAGCTGTCGAGCGCGCGCTTGATCTGGCCCTCGAGCATTTCCCCTTGCTCGGCCAGCCAGACCACCAGCGTGTGCGGCTCCTCGACCTCACCCATCGCCCGCGCCTGATTGTTGGCGCGCTTGCGATCGTCCTGCATGCTGTAGTAGCCGTCGACGAGGAAGCGCGCTTCCTGCTCGCTCATCGTCGAGGCCGCAGCCTTCAGGTCGCGTGTTAGCCTTACGATCGACGATCGCATCTCGTCTGTTGTGTCAGTCATGTCGTGCCCTCTGTTGCACGGTGGGTGCGGAGTGCCCCCACCTTCCCTAGAAACTCAATTGCCTCGTCCAGCGTGCGTGCGACGCCGTAGGTGTGGCCGATGCTGGTCAGCCACGCCTGCATGCCCTTCTGAGCCACGCTCATGCGGCCGTTCTTGCCGCGCTTCAGCTCGAGCCACGCCACCTCCCGGTTCGGCATGACGATGACCAAATCGGGCGCGCCGGGACTGAGGCCTGCGTCCTTCATGCGGGCGCCTGTGCGGTACGACCGCCGACCCTCGTTCGGGATGGCGATCGCGCGCACGCCGGGCCTGCCACACAACCGCAGATGCTCAAGCACCAGCACCTGCAGGCGGTGCTCGGTGGTGCCGAAGTTGCGGTAGGCTTCGACGGAGATGCTCATAAATCTTGCTCCGCGATGTGGCAGAGAAAATCGCACGACGGCTGGATGGGGTTGGTCGTCGGATGGCTCATCGGAATGTCGCCAATGAATGCCCGCTCGCCATCGATGCGGCACAAGCGGACGTCCAACTCTCGCGACAGCCT